AAAGGCTGCCGACCTATAGATACTTTTAGCTATCTCTGTAATATTATCTCCTTCGATATAATCAGAAATAACTTGTTTTATTTCTTCTTTCGAAGCAGGTTTACCTTTGTTTTGAGACTTTCTCTTATTAACATAGGCTTCCTGTTCTTCAAATTCTTCTATAATACGATTTAATCGTGTCGTATTATAACTAATATTTAGCATTTCGCAAGCTACTTTCTTTGTTATTCCTTCTTCATTAAGGCTATGTATAACTCTGCGAATATTCGCTGGGCTTAGATTTTCGCCCTCTCTTTTTCTAACTCCTCTTCTCACAAATCCTCCTAGTCGCTATCCAACTGTAGCTGGTATTGATACTCTCTAAATTCATCTTCTTCCTTTTGTTTTTGCCCTAGTACGATGATAGCATAATGTACTATCTTGTATAAGTCGTTATCATCAAATCCGTTCTTTTTTCCATATCTTTGAGCATATTTCATAATGTTTCCAATACAAAATCCTACTCCATGGTCTGCATCAAATATAATCTCAGTGGCTTGCAGTTTTCCCTGAGCATAATGTTTCGAGTATGTACTATCTATGTACTTTTTTAAGTCCTCGAGAATAACATCTTCTTTGAATTCATACTTAAATTCTGCCATTAAAAATATCCTTTTGGTAAATTATCTGGGTATATGCACTTTAGATTACCTGATACACTAATTCTAGTAACATCAGTTTTGTAAGGTGCTACCCAATGTTGTTGTTGAGCTGGAAATATATACATATCTCCTGTTTTTGGTGTTATAAAATGTCCTATAGATGCCCATTGTCTTAACTTGGAGTTCTCTCCATAATTAAAAATTAACTGCCCAGGCTTTGCTGTGGTTCCTTCATGTTCTTTCATTTCAGTTTCTAACTTCTTAGGAACATCTACAAATATAACAAAAGAGATATCACCACTATGAATATGAGGAGGATTAAAGTCTCCTGCCTGCATAAAATTTACCCATAAACTTTGATATACAAGTTGTATAGGTATGTACTCAAAACCATGATAGGCACAATGAGCCTGTCTATATCCTGTAAATACTTCACCCATTTCTGTATAAAACCATTGGTCAAATACTTCTGGGTACTTATATTGGTTTTTAAGATGCCCTGCTAATTCATGATTCCAATTAGTTTTTGCTTGTCTTCCATCAGCATCTAGTCGTTTCAAGACTCTCTTTGGGCAACTCGTTTTCATTATGAACGGGCCCCAGTTAAAATGTTGATACTTCATCTATACCTCTGGTTAAACCAATCTCTTAAGTCATAGTACCAATCAGTTTGAAATAAAACTGATACTAAAAATACCCATGCCATAAAAGAAAAGAAGTATTTAAATACGTAGAAAGGAAATAAAAAAAGTTCAACTAACATCATTGCTCCTCAAACCACTGATAAACTAACTCGTCCATCAGTTCGGTAGCAATATATTTAGTCCCATCAACTTCTATTTCTTCTTGCCAGTCATAATTTTCTGGTAACTCTTCCATACCAAGTTTATCAAGAAATAACTGTATTACATTATCGTTTTCTTCATAAGAGGCATCGCCATCTACGTCACCCCAAGCAACACCAATAAAGTTACGAAACTCATCTTCATAAGTCATTCTTGTTGGTTGACCTATAAATTTAGAAAAGTGTCCTAACATTTGTATTGGGGGTGACCATGCTGAGTATCCTGAAAGTTCAGTCTCGTCTGCATAGTCCAAAGTAACCCATTTGGCTCCTATGTTATTAATGTGCCAATCATAAGAGTCCTCTAACCAACCATCATCATCTAAAGTTTTTTCAACATTAGCCATAAAAGGTTGTTGATAGGCTTCAACTGGTTCCTTCCAGCCTCTATGATTGTCTATTTTAAAGACTTCATCTTTATCAACTTGATTAAAATGTATATAAAAGTACACATGATTAGCCATTACTTTTCTCCTCTGTTAAAGCTTTTATTCTACGTTTTTCCGATAAATATAATGCTCGTACAAACGCCCCTAATTCTTGGTCGTTGGGATATGTCGCAACAGCACTACTTAATTGAGTAAATGTTATCATTATATATCCCCCTCTTCTCTTTCTTCACTTCTGTGAATCTCAAAACCATTTGGGTATCTTTTTTCTAGTTTATTTATGTTTTCTTTCATAACTTCTTCTGGAGTGTATCCAAGAGCTAAACAGCCCTGTACCCAATACCATAATACATCTCCGAGTTCTCTTTTTAGATGGAACTTTACATCTTCGTCAAAGTGTTTTCCTTGAAATACTATCTTTTTTATAATCTCTGAAAACTCACCTGACTCTGCTTGCATACCCATAGAGCAAGTTATTAACTGGCTCCATTCAACATCTTTATAAGTACTTTGCAAGCCGAATAATCTGTCTGCCATAACTTCAGTTCTTAAACTTTCATCTGAAGTTGTGCTTTTTACGAACTTACCGTAATCATCTATGTTTATCAATTTCTTTCTCCACTTTTCTTTTTATTTGTTCTTCTTTATACCATATACCTGAGTAAATCTGTGTTCCACCGTCTTTCCACTCTACTATAAATCTTTTATATCCGTAAGGTCTATCTTTAAATATTCTTACGTCTCCATAGTTTTCTACTAATACTCTCATATTACGTGGATTAAAATAATTACTTGTAGAAACAGAACTAAAACAGGTATGATAGTTCTTATTAGTTCTAGTATATGTTTTATACTTCTAATATCACTTTCCATTCTTTTTAGTTTTTTCTTATTACTTTTGTTTAATAGGCTCATCTTGTTATCCTCTTTTCATAATCTGCTTCTTCTTCTACCCACCAGTGTGGTTTCTCTCTTCCTTTCCAACTTGCGAAGGTTGCTTTATCTTTGTGGTAGAACTTTCTGTAGGCGACAATAGCATCTGGTCCCTTAAGTTCATCTGGCATAGCCTGCGCAAATGGTGTAAGTCCACATCTAGGTAAGTCGATGTCTGGTAATTTAAGTATGACATCATGCACTGATTTATGCGATTTTCCATATCTAAATCCATATTCATCGTTGAGGGCGAGCGAGAGTGCGTATAAGTACTCATAATTGTCCAAGCTACTACGCACCCACACACTACAAGGGTGGTTATGCATAGTGGGTAAATAAGGGAACGGTCTAGGTTCCACTTTCTTGTGTTCTCGGACGACTGCCCATTCTTTTGATGTAAGTTTTCTCGGTATGTATCCAATGTATTTCTCTATCCAATGTGCTGTGCATAATAATTGAGCGGACTCAAGAATCATCTTCACAACGTGTTTATCTACGTGATATTCTGCACACTTATCTATGTCTTCGTCAAGTATAAAAATATTCATTGGGTATATTATAGTTGAATTCAACTTGTAAGTCAAGTTTTATTTTGAGGTTTGGTGGTTTTTATCTAAACCAACCAACTAGAGAATGTCTGACTCCTCTAGTTACAGGGGCAACCCTGTGTTTGTGTGAGGAGTCAAACATGGTAATTGAACCTTTTTCGTAGGCTTCAGCGTTCAGAGTGTAGTCTTTAAACTCAAGATCACCTCCTTCATACTCTGATTTGTCGGATAGCTGAAGGGTAAGACTAAGTCTTCTTGGTCCTTCAGGTGGCGAGTCCAAGTGCCAGTCATAAAAGTCACCTACTGAATAAGTAGCCAACTGTAATGGTTCTAGCACAAGGTCTTCATAACCCCAGTACTGCATACCAAAGTGATTACCTACAGTATGCACAAATGTACTAAGCTCATGCCAATACTCATTATCTCGCAACCATCGGACTTGTGATTGTCGGAAAGCTTTATCAGATAACGCATTTCCTATATATCCTTCCATCGGGACAACAATATTAAGTGCCTCTAACGTTACGTCACACAGGCTGTCTGGTACGGCTTTATGTGACGAGTATATCACTTCTTATCTTGTCCTGCGGTTGGTGCTTTATGAGTACCTGCGTAGAGTCCAAACCACGCAGCGCCTGCCCCGACTAGTACTGATATTAAACCAGACTGTTCGAGACTTGGTTCTGGTAAATCCATAAACCAAAATGTTGCAAAATAAAGAAGAAACATATAGATACTTAAAAATGCTCTTGGGAAGATTCTCCATGAATCAACCATTTGAGCAAGAAATATAAGCTTTTGATAAGGGTTTACATTATGTATATCTTCTAGTTCTCTTATTCTGTCTTTGAGTTCGCTTTTTTCTTGTAATAGAGCCATGAATTTATTAAGGTCTATTTCGACCTCATTTCTATCCATATCTCCAGAAAATTGTCCAGGTGGCATTGACATTATGATTCTTCCTTATAAATGGTCCATGCTCCCCAAATTAATGCGACCCATGCTAATATTTTAGCTAGTGGATTCATCAGTATCACTAGCAATCCTAAAACTACCAATACTGCTCCGTCCCATGAAGTTCTTTCGGATACTCGAGCTTTCACCCAATCTATCCAGCCTTTTATTAACTCCATTTCTTCTCCTTTCTAGTTCCAAAAGTAAGTAACTTTTGTAACTCCGTGATTTCTCTTTCTATCCGAGAAATCTCACTTGGATTTTTTGTAACTCCAAGTTGTTTTTTTAAGCCTGCTAAGGCGAGTTCTGTGTTATGTCGAGTAGGTGTCATCTAAAATCCTTAATCCATTTATGCTTAGCCGAATCTATATCTATGGCTTCAATATCTGTGCCATAAATTTTAATTGTTTTTTCTTTCCATTCCCCTTCTTCTAAGGCGTGCGGAAGCCAGTCTCTGACTGACTTCTCGCTAACGTCGGCTCTTAGATGTATTGTTATTTTATAATCCTGCTCTGCCATAAGTTTCCTTTACGCAACTCTTTTTACACCACGATATATTCCATCATGTGGTTGAGTTGGCTGTTTTGCACTAATGTACTTAATACCTCTATAAATGAACTCTTGCTCTACAAGTTCTGCTTTGTTGGTATTAACTTTACTAGCACCTCTATATGAGTTTGCCATAATCATCTCCTTTCTTTTTGCGAAGATGTAAAATTTAAAAACCATCTTCTAGTTAAAATGAAGATGCGTTCCTTCGGCGTCCTGCCTACTTCCGTTCACTGCTACATTTAGAGTGAATGAACGATTTAATTTTGTTCTTGGGGTGATGTAATTGTCTTGTAATATACCACTACATCTTTCATTTCTGTAATGTACCTTTTCAGTTCTTGCATATTGTATGCCATCACTTCATAGTCAGGTACTGACATAGCTAAGAATACCAATTCCCCTTCTTGGTCAATTATTCTTGCTTTAAATTCTTCGAAGTTATCAGGTGTAACTACAAACCACGCAGGCTGTTTTAAGTCTATCTCTCTAGGCATAACAGGCTGAACGAAAGTTCGTTCAAGTGGTTTTGATATTATTTCTACCTCTTTAGTTTTGGGTATTAGACTGCAGCTGGAGACCATCATCGAGGTCGTCAACAACATTACTAAGTTCTTCGATTTCCTCGAATATATGTTTTGTTCCATTGTTTATTTTCCTTTCCATTTCTACTGGATTATCTAAAATTTTAGCAGTTAATTTATAGTTACGAATAAAATCTGAATATCTATTCAACTCTCTTTGTGCTGCTTGACTCTTCATAGTCATTTCATTTAGTGCTGTGGTTTGCGTGGCAAAGTCATTTTGTAAACTTTCCATCGCTAGTTTTTGTTCTTCTACTGCACCTTCTAATGCAGCGTTATTAGCTTTTAATGTCACATTCTCACTATATAACCAATAACTTCCGAGTCCTAATACGATTATTATTCCTATAAATACTTGATTCATATTTCTTCTATCCTATAATTTAACCCTTCGGCTCCTGTTATTTCTACTTTATCGCCTTCATGGGTTATAAACTTTAAGTACTTTGGTTTTTTACTTAAAAATTTCTTTACTAGGTATTCTTGGTTGTCTGTAGCATCTCCCCAGACAGCATTATAACTTACTATTAATTTATATCTAGGAAATAGTTTTGATACAAACCATAACCAAAATTCCTGTGCTTTTTCTTTTATGTTACTCATAATCTGAACTCATGTGTCCAACTTTCACTTGGGTTTTTCTTTTCTTCTTTCTTTTTATCCTTGTGAACTTGAGTCTGTTTGGCTTTTGTGCCTTTTCGGACTTTAAAAATCCTATCCCAATTTTTATCAAACTTTGCTTTGTTATAAGGTCTTACACTACTTCCTTTGCCCATAATTCTGCTTCCGCCTCTCTTCTCTTCGTTAATCCTGCTAATACTTTTCCGTTTGCTTTGTTCCACCTAATCATTTCTGCTGGTACTTCACTTTTATTTCCAGCATTTAATTTTTTCAGAAGTGTACTACTTTTTAAGTTTCCTACTCCTAAATTATATGTCCATGATGTTAATGCATCAAGTTCATTTTGTTTTAATTCTACTTTTACTGAGTTTAATACTTGGTGTTTAAACTCTTCCAGTTCTTCAAGTAAATCTCTCTCGGCCTGGGGTTCTGTTATCCTGTCCCCTTCTTTTACATTCCGAGTTCTGCCATACCCTATAGTCCATACATTTGCTGGGCATAGGTATGCAGTATCTTCGAATCCTTCGAAGTGCTTTACTAATTCTACGCAATCCTGACTTACTTTCATTCTAAAATCCTACTGAAACACCACAACCACAAGCTGTTTGCTCATTTGGATTGTGTATTTCAAATCCTGTCTCTACAAGAGACTCTTTCCAATCTATGATAGTTCCATGCAGATAAGGCATACTAAAACTATCAATCACTATTCTGTCCTCAATAACAAAGTCATCATTGTTGGGTTTTCCTTCGTGTATGTCCCATAAATACTGGTAACCATTACACCCACCACCCGAAAGTGAGAGGCGGAGGAAATCCTTCCCCAGCCTCTCTGTGATTCTATCCTTTGCTATTTCGGTTATTGTTATCATTCTAACTCAAGACCTAGTACTAAGTTGCCCAGTTGTAAAATCCTACCACTGACCATACTATGAATACGAAGGGTGTTAACATTAACACCGAACTCCCTAAACCCTTTAGTACTTTCAAAGGATCTTCTCCTCTAAATAGAAAATCCTCTAACATCACTGTCTATTCTCCTTATTGTGATTGTAAGGTATAAATACCTAAATTATTTCAATTTGTCTTGGTTTTTTCTCCTCTGGTATTTCGACATGAAGGTCTACCGTTAGAATGCCGTCAACAAAAGATGCTTGGTCAATTCTGACATCGTCAGATATGGTGAAGCTTCTTTTGAACGCTTTTCGTGTAATCCCCCTGTGTAAATATGACTCATCTGCCACATCTTTCAGACTCTTTTCTCCATGAATCGAGAGAATATTTTCTACTCGTTCTACGACTATATTCTCTTTCTTGTAACCCGCAAGCGCAACTTCTATTTGATAGTTGTCTCCGTCTTTTGTTACATTGAAACGTGGATACGAATTATCTTCGTATGTAGGCATTGAAGCGAACCTTTCGAAAAAACGATCTGCTCCAATCCATGACCTGTTGAGGTCGTGTATTGTCGGTAATTGTACTACCATTTCTTTCTCCTTATTAGTACCTTTCGGCTACTTCTGTGAGACCCTTTCGGCATCTCGGGTTATATTAAAAAATTCCCATAAACTGACTAAATCTAATCTTCATTGCAAAGTAGTGAGTTTACATCCAACCCTCCCCCAGCTGACGCTGGAACTTGAAGAACTCCATCTGTAATAGATGAAGTTTCATTACTACTATTATACTAAATTTTGTATCAAAAGTCAAGAAAAATTTTTTTAGTCCTTATCTTCGAGTTCAATAATTCCTTCGTCTTCAAAGTATAAGATAGCATTACGTATTCCTTCTTTTCTTCCGAGTTGATATGATGTATAGGCACAACTAATCATTATGACCATCATCGTTACAAATTCTAATTCCTGCATAGTATTTTCTCCAATTTTATATATTATATAGCATTTAACCTTTAAAGTCAACATTTATTTACGACTTACCTAAAAATAACTCTTGACTTTTATATTCCCATAGTATATAATATAGAAAAGTAGGAGATTTATAACAAATATGAGAGGCAAAACACCCGACTGGACAGAAAAAGAAGATAGACTTCTAAAAGAATACTATGGCTCAATGAAGCTAAAAGAACTCCTACACATCTTTCCAGATAGAACCGAAAACGCAATCAGAGGTCGGGTAAAAAGACTGAGAAAGAAAGGGTGGAGTTTCGACTCCACTAGGAGATAAATATGGGAAAAGTAGTAGAATTCACTGGTGAGTATTACACTCGCCAAAAAAGAAGCATAGAGTTAAATGAAGAACTCTCTGTATCACTCATCGAAGAGTTGCAAAAACTCGGAGTCGACACAAACGACCCACAGTTTCAATTTGATATGGCATGGGTTGTAAAGTTTCTACAAGTCACACTCGATAACCATTTTGGTATCGCAAACGATTTGGGAAGACTCATGCGACAGATTACTGAAAATGACGCAAAGGCTTTCCGTTGACAAGTGTAATAGTAGATAGAAACTTTGAAAGAGCACTTCGACAATTCAAACGCAAAGTTGAACGGTCTGGTAAGCTACAAACTGTAAGAGATAAACAATACTTTGAAAAACCTTCTGCAAAACGCAATCGCAAGAAAGCAGCAGGACGCGCTCGTGCACTCAAAAAACAAAGACAAAATCAACTCGGTCCTCCACCAAAGTGGTGAAAAACCCACTACATTCCACAAATTCACGACACCAAGAAATATTTGTGTTCGATTTACCCTATAATATCAAGTCAAAAAATTTTTACATAATCAAAAATGCACTTTATTTTTGTTAGAAGAAAGCATCAGGAACACCTTATACATCCACCTGGTCAAAAATATTGTTTGATTTGTGTCGAAAAATATGGTATAATTATACTAAATCTAGAGAGTGACACCGCCAACCAACAATTAATTAAATTAATGTTTCGAGACGCGAGAGTAGCTCTCCCTCAGGAGAGATACTCGAAGGAGTCGAGAAATTACTATTAATATACTTTTGGCAAATAAACAGACCAACTAAATCACGACGATTTTATACTTAAAAGGTCTCAAAGACCTTAATCAATTACTTCGGATTATTGCGTCTGTTGTAATTTGGCAAAGTCGCCGATATATTAAGGGGTATATGGTATAAAAAGATGTATTGGAATGGGGTAACTTAATGGGTAAAAGAGGAATTTATACAAATTTCCCTTAGTTTGTATGGGTATAAACGGTTTGGCGTCAAGGGTTTAACTTTAGGTGTGTAGCGTGAGCCCATTCAACATTTGGTGTTAGTATTCCTTTCAATTGAAATATTCCCAGCTCTAAAGCGATTTCGATTCTCTGATTTCCATACATACATAAAAACGGTCTCCACTTCTGCCAGCTCTTGACAAAAGAAGTTTCCACTTGCCTAATTGCTAGACTGTAGTTTTCTTCGGTATTTGGAATTATTATGATTGGATTTTTAAATCCTTCTGCCTCAACATTGCGTCTCAGCTCTTTGTACCCCTCTTGCGTTTTTCTACTCCCCACCACTTGAAATACATCTGCTAAATCTATATCCCGGGCCTGGAACACTTTAGATTGAATACTCAGGTCGGGGGTTAATATTTCTACTTTCATTTGAGATACCAGATTACAAGTAAGAATACTATGAGAAGTAGTATTTGCTCAACCGACATGGTTTACCACTTCTCTAGATTGACTCCACGTGTATTGAATGTTCCTTTCGCACGTGTATTTTCATAGTCAAAAGGTACTGTTACTGCTAGGGGGTCTGCTAAACCAGTTCCTACCCATTCAGCAGTATTATAAACTGTAGAAGTATTTACATGGTCGAGATATCTGTCTACAAACATATTGTTCTTCTCACACCATGCCTCTATCTCCTCGTATGTACCATATACTAATGTTCCCATTTTGTACTCACTATGGTCAGCATGAAGCACCTTAGCAATTTCTTGGTGTGATATACAGTTAGACATCTTCACTCCCCTCACTTACTAAGTCTAATAAGTACTTTAAATCTGCTTTTGGAGACTTCTCTAAACCTGCGAGTCTATATTCTTGACCTCCAAGTTCTACAGCGATTCTTGTGACCATTTGCTTTTTGGTGATTGGTCTCTCACCTGTTTTAGACAGGTACTCAGTTTTCTGGTAGACTCCTTCCCTGCTTAACTTTCCTATGATAGATTTTACACTCTTATCAAGTTCATTTGCTAACCTGTGTACTGTTTCTTTAGTAGGCTCATGAGTGTAATGACTTTTGATATAGTCTACTTGTTCTTGTGTATAATTAACAGC